TGTACCCGTCTTAAAGTTGTGGAGATTATATTGTTCTCTACGTTATTATTTGTAAACCCTATCTTTTTAAGGGTATCAATGTTTATCAAGAATGCGTTCATTTTATTTCTGTTATTAAAAAGTTCATTTCTGTTACTGTTATACTTGTTGTTGCGCTGTTATTTGCACACCAAATCTCTAAATAATCGCCAACTTCTCCACTAATAACACAGGCAAAAGAAACGTTTTCAGCACGTCCAGAACCATTCGCTGTGGATTTTGTTCTTGATGGAGTTCTTATTGTTCCTAATTGACTATCATAAAAACCAAATTCGCACACATTGTTGTTCCCGCTAATAAAAGATAAATGACATTGTATTAAATATTTCCTACTTATAACAGCATCAATTGTTAATCTATTATTTGAATGACTTATTTTTGAATTGTCTGCACTTGCTGTTGTGGTTCCTGCTACTTTTACAAATGTAGATGTACTGCCTATTGTTGTTGCTGTTGCGTTGCCTTGCATATAAAGCTGACCATTCACGGCCGTGTTTTGAATACCAACACAATTAACAAAAAGACTATCATTTGAAGTTTCATCTAAACCACCTAAGTAAGTGCCTCCACCGCTAAAGTTAACAGTGTCTAGTATAAATGCTTCTGTTGGTATTGTTGCGCTTACATCTACATCGACAGCAACGCTAGAACCAAAAGCCACAATAGATGAATAAACTATTCTAAATCTTCTAGTAATTACACAGCTTGCGTCTAATTCAATTATATTTCCCGCTGAGCCAATACCAACAAAAAGACTGTTACTGATTCCTATCGTTCCAATTGTACCCGTAAACACTAAACCCTGTGAGCTTAAAAATGCGCCCGTTTCAAAAATGAAGTTATCACAAGAGTTTAAAGTTCCAACGTTTGGAATGTTACTAAAATTCACGTTTTCCCAATCTAATGCAACTAGATTTGTATTTCCATCAATATCTATACAAGTGTCAACATCTTTAAAAGTTATGCTTTCTAAAACAATAGTATAAACTGAAGTTAATAAAGGAACTCCAACACCTAAACCAGTAGATGTTAAAGAAGAAGTTTCCGAAGATAATCCAAATAAATTAACAACACCGCCAGCAACTAATTTATCTCCTAATAAATCCACCGACGTTGTTACAATATAAGTTTTGTTCTCTTCAAGTGTAATGACACCAGCAACAGACGTAGGGAAGTCGCTTTTACTATTTATAAAAACAGTACTTCCACCACTAACAACACCTTTATCAATGAAAGATATTTGCTCACTCGTTAGCTTATCCTGTATGAATCTTCTTAAACTCATTTAATAACTACGTTTGTTTTCCATTCGTGTCTGCATGATGGAGTGTTTCTATCTGTTTCTGGATTGTGATACCATCCACCTCTATACGTCCAAACATCTCTTTGAACTGTTGCACTTATTGTTTCTATCTCAGAACGTGTATAGAGTTTATTCATGCTTATTAAAGTAGAACAAAATTCTCTTGACTTTCCACCCTTAACTAAATTAGGTGCGTTTGCTTTTAATTCGTAAGAATAAAGTATTTCAATATCAGACTCTTCAACTGCAACTTCTCCACCTTGCTCTGTTACTTCCCATCCATCAACTAAACCTAAATCACCTAAGACAATCATCTGTTTAGATAAGTAAGCACCACCTTTACCAACTGCTCTACTAATCTGTGGAAACGTAGCACCCTCTTTTATCATCTTCAAGATTAACTCTTGCTCGTTTGTTATATTGTTTGCAAATCTTGATTTAAGGTAATTAGCTTTAAAAGTATCTTCTGTTACATCAATGTTAAAAGACTCTGAGAATACAATTTTATTACCCTCTTTTTGTTTACCAACAACCGAGAATAAATCCAACAATCTGCTCTCTTCGTTTTCTGCTCTCATTTGGATTACTTCTGTTGTATCTTCAACAACTTCTGTACCTTGTGAAAGTTCTAATTTGAAATCTATAAACTCAATCTTTCCTGAGAATCCGTTCAGCTTTTTAAATGCCCAAGTTAACGGTTCTGCAATGTTTCTTTGTCTTGATTTAACATAGTTCTGTTGAAACAATACGTAAGCCGTTTCCATCTCCTCTTTACTTCCAAACATACCCTCACTCGCTAATCCAAACAAAGCGGGACTAATCACACCATGAGCAAACATAATCTTTTTAACAATCTCTTTATTACTTTCAATGTAACGCTTATCCAAATCATTACCGTTCATTTGGCTAATCTCAGGCGCATTGTCTTTACCGTTTGAGAATGTTACAGTTATACCTCCTTGTGTTTCTCTTGCGCTTGCATTTGCTTTTAAGTCTTTTACTATCTTATCCTCTACGTCTGTGCTGTTTGGCTTACCGTTTGCCATATTGATAAGAACCCCGCCTTTGTACCCATTAACAACTTCTGAATACGTGAAGTAATCCATCTCAATACCAGCCATGATTGAAGTAATCGCACCCGAATAATTTACAGATGGATAATAGTTAGCAGTTAACGTTGACTTTCTACCCTCTCCAATTGTTTGCTGTTTAGGTCTTGTGATGTTTACAAGAATACACTCATTATCTTCCTCTTGAACTTTGAAAATAGATTTAATCTTTCTGTAACCTGTTTTTTCAAATGACTGTTGTCCTTTCCAATTATCTGAGTACTCATAATAGATACCGTTCTCTGTTGCTCTGATTAATTCGTAGTCAATAGGATTAACATACCAATTACCATCTAAACCTTTTTTAAATACAGCACACCAAGTTTCTCCAATCTCGTAATCTCTACTTAAAGACTCAACAACTTCTTGCAAAGTGTAAGCTGAACCGCTATTTTCAAGGATAGATTCATCTGCACCCTCTACATTTAAACCGCCCGCTGTGATGAATTTAACCTTTTGGTTAATAATTCCACCATGAACAGGGTTATTATAGTAGATAGAGTTAAGAAATTGAGGGTAAAGATTGTCTTTTCCCCACTTAACCGTTCCTGTTTTGTCTATTATTTCAGTTGGTTCTGGCTTATTAGCCTCTCTAAATATGTTATGAGTCATGAATGTTTGTATTTGTATCTACTATAAAAGTAGGAATTGCTGTTTCTGTCGCTTCTATTAGTCGCATTTTCCCAGTTTCTACTAATAAACCCTCTGTTTTGTCCACAGAAATAGCTGTTGGCATCTGATAAACATTGTATTCGTAGTCACCTAAGAACTTAAATGTAACATCTGTTCCCTCAATAAGCGTAAAATAGTTGTATCTTTCAGTCGATAGACTCTCATCTACCAATTGAAGTGCGTATTCGTAGGTATCTGACTGCTCATTAGTGAACACAAATAGCCAATAGTTAGGAAGACTTGCGCTTTTTAACTCGTTTAACGTTACTGTAATCTTGTTTGTCTGCGCTTGGCTTAATAGTATCATCTTTGTAGTAGCCTAATTTAGTTAATAGTTCCTTGTTAGCTTCATTGTCATCGACCATTCCAAGCTGTGGTATAAATATCTTTCTCATATTTGCTAAAAAAGGGGATAGGCAATAACCCACCCCCTCAATTTTTAAGTTAGTATTCTACTAAGATGCTGGGTCTAATAAAGCAAGTACAATTGCACTTGAAATCTTAGGAGCTTTCGCTTGCTCTTTCCCGCTGAATGTCAACGTGTTGCCGTTCATATCTTCAAATGCAGTACCCGGAGTTCTCTCATCCGAAACTTTCGCTCCGTTGTTTAAGAAAAGTACCTCGTAAGTTCCGTCATTCATCTTAGCAATTAAAGTAGTTCTACCTTTACATAATGCTTCGATTTGTACAATCATTGAAGCTGTGTTACCATGTAATACTACTGTTGCGCTTTGCTCTCTTGCATACGCATTGTTTGCACGTTCACCAATTGCTGTATCTGTAAAAGTTGCAGTTTCCATTTCAACATTAAAAGCGTAGGCATATTTCCCCGCTTTTAATGTTAATGCTGTAACCTCTCCACCAACAACTGTGAGCGTGTCATAGTTAGATACGCCTAGAGCATCTCTTGTACTGAACGCATAAAGCGTGTCAATACCTCCAGCTCTGTCACATAATCTATCATATCCACTTGTTAATTCACACATTGTTCTTTGGTTTTTAAGATGCTGTTAATACTAATTTAGTAAAGTATTTACCCCAAACGATTTGAGTACCTAATCTAAATGATGCTTCTGCTTTCAACTTATCATTGTACTCATCGTACTTGATATCGTAAGTCATATCTTCTTTAGCATCAATTCCTAAGAATGTCAAAGATAAAGGAATAGCATACATATCTTCAAGACCATTCAACTCAGGAAGAGTAACAACCATGATGTCAGTTAATGGTAATCTGAAAGAGATAGAAGAACCTCCTACTGGAATCTCAACTTGAGAGTAAGGGTTTGTATCATTCCATTGCTTCAAGATAGCTAAAGCCTCAGTTCTACCTGTGAAGATAGCAACAGGAACTTGTGCATCGAACAACTCAGTATCAATTGCTTGGTAAAGACCGTATGCAATATCATAAGCGTTTGTGTCGTCGATAGTAGTCTGTAAAGAATTGTAATCTACAACAGAAGCATCTGCGTTGATTTTCTTAATAAGACCATCCATCAAAGCAAGTTCAGCATCCAATGATCCTGTATCACCAAGAACAACCAAACGTTGTGCTTTACGCTCTAATTGCTTCAACAAGTAAGCCATCAAGATAGACTCTAATTCTGCTGGTAATTGACCGTCTTGCATTTTCAATCCCATTCTGTTAAGGATTTGAGTCATCTTAGTATTCAAGTCTTCATTACAGAACTCGATACCAGCGTACAATGGTACAGTCGTTAAGTTTGCTTTAGTGAAGATAACAGAACCATCTGGAGATGGAGTACAAGCAACTTTCGCTTGAAGTGTTACATCTGCATTAAGCAAAGCAATTTCTCTTGTTCCTTTAACATCTTCTTCCAAAGTCATTGTTCCTAAGAACTCAGAATTTGCAATAAGGTCTGGAATCATGTTCGGCATAGTGTTATCTGTCCATGCTGGTAAACCCGTTACATCGTAATCGAATTTATCTTTAAGTGATTTTTTTAATTTTGACATTGTTTGTTTTTATTATTTTTTGTTAAAGAAAATATCCTTAACCGATTGTTTAACTACTTCTGTTGATTTGCCTTTAGCTTCAAATTTTTCAGCTTGACCGTTTGCTTTCGCTTTAACTAATTCAGCTTTGAACTCAGAACGAACTGCTTCCATTTGTTCAGCGAATTGTGTTTTCATTTCAGCAACTACTGCGCTAAGTTGTTTAGTAAGTTCAGCTTTAAATTCTGCTTCTGCATCAGCTACAACTTCCTCACCACCGATTGCAGAAACTACTCCGCTCTCATCAAGTGTTACCAATACAACTGACTCATCCTCTAAAGTCAATTCATAATCTCCAGCTGGTGCTGGAACTGCTTCACCATCAACTTCTACTGTCATTGCTAATCCTTCAACTATCTCGCCATCGTAAGACAAAACAGTACCGTCAGCACTTGTAGCAGAAGCAAACTTTTCAGCAGTACCGAAAACATCAGCAAAGATGTCTTTAACGTACTCTCGTACTGTTTTTGTTTGTTTACTCATTTTTATGTTTGATTTAATATTTACTCTTTTTTTGTCGAAGAAGCCCTCAACACTATAACCTTTAAAGCGCCCCGAACGAACATCGTTCCACAATTCATCATCTTCAATATGATAAGTAGCAAACAAAGTTCCGTCTTGCAATTCTAACTTATCGAACGCTTGAGGTATATTAGGCATCTTATCATCTGAGTTAGATGCTATAAAGATACTCTGTGGAATTGCTCCGTTTGTTACGTCCTTATCATTGTGCATTTTGTTCACGTTGTTCATGAAGTTATTCTTGAACATTTTACGTGTTATCGTTTGGATTGTATCTGCATCAAAGATTACATAATGCTCACCAGCATCTTCTGAATTTCGGTAGATAGGAGTTCCAGCTGAAATCATTACACCTGTAACAATTCGCTTCTCTCCCTCTTCTGCAAAAGTGTAGTGACTAGCAGTATTGTTGAAAGCAATAAAGCCTTTCATGTGAGCTGGTACGTCAACAAAAGAATTGAAGTCAACTCCTGACTCATCATCTTCATTCACGACTATTTTGTAATAAGGTAGTTCCATTTAGTGATATAAGTTAAAAGTGTTTATTTTGTAAATTATCCTATTGTACTAATCACATCAACCTTTGCTTCGTTTGCCAATCCCGCTTTTATATCGCTATCAACTAAAACAACTTTATTAGTCGGTGCATTGTTATCTGTGAGTCCATCGGTTAAAGTGCTTTCATTATCTGTGCCTCCACTAATATCTGCTTGACTTGGAATGTTTGGAGGTCTTACACTTGGAGCAGAAGCACCGCCACCACCGCCACCGTCAAACTTGGTAGATTTAATCTTCGCTACATTTGCAACAGTAACACCCGCCACGATACCAGCGTTAACACCTTTTAATATACTTCCAAATGGTTCGGGGATTACTGACTGAGCTGTCAACGCATTGATAACACCTTGAATACCACTAATAACAGCAGATGCAATCTGAATCTTTTTATTGATTTCAAACTGTTTCTTTGCNTTTGCAAGTTCTGCTTGACTTCCTTTTTCAGCGTTATTCTTTTTGATACTAAACACAGCATCNCTTATTGNTTGCGCTCCAGCGAGTCCTTGTTCNGCTACTTGAAAAGAAGCATCTGCTACATCTTTGTTCAGTTGCTTTNTACGTTCTGCACTTTCTGTTTCAAGTGCNATAAGTTTAGCGTTATANTCTTCCTTGATTTTAAACTTCTCGCCCTCTGTTAAGTTCTCTTGCTCTAAAGCCGTTTCCATCTCCATCAAAGCAAGTTCTGCTTTTAGTTCTTGTGTTGCTTCAAAGTCTTCACGCATTGCAATTAGCTTACCTTCTAATCTTGCTACTTCATCTTTTCTTTGTTGTTCTGCGAGTAGCTTTTCAGCTTCAAGTGCTTTAGTGTCAGCTTCAGCTTTTTTAGCGTTTATTCCTTCTTGTAGTTGTTGATTAAACTCTGCTCTTTCTGTTGCTTGTTTTTCGTCAAGTTGTTTTAAGAGTTCTGTATCTTGTCCGTATTTTTCAATTAACGCTTCTCTTTCACGAGCAAATTTTAAGTTCAACATGGTAGACTCTCTTAACATTTGGTCTTCTATGTTTTGGGTCATTAAGTCTTGATATAAACGCTCCCTTTCAAGTTTCAGCTTTGCCTCTGCTTCTTCTTCTGCTTTACGTTTTTCTCGCCATGCTTTTGCTTTGTCTGCATTCTCTTTATTCTTGGCATCTGTTGCATCTTGTGATTCTTTCTTAAAGTTGTTTTCCATTACTTGCTTATCAACTTCATATTGACCATCAAGTGCTTTAAGGCTTTTGTA